AGTAAGCCTACAATCCAAGTCAGCAAACCAAAGATGAAAGGAGAAGATGATGGATTATGATAACACAGATAGAGGTAGTTTCTTCAAACCACGAGCAGATGAAAGTCTGCTCGTACAAGGCAAACTCAATAGTGAAGGATCAGAGTATCGTATTGCTATAGTCAAAGCCTCACTACCTGATGGTGGTACAGCACGAGATGTCTATGTCAAAGTCGGTACTATGTATGAGAATGACAAGTCATTGAATGAGAAAGCGCCAGACTTTAGTGGACCAGTCACTATGCCAAGTCAAGATAAACGTAGAATTGCTTGTTGGAAAACAGTATCCAAAGATGGCAATACTAAGTTTTTATCTGCACGGATAGGTGACAGTACACCAAGAGTAGAAGAACCTGCAAGGGATCAAACTATTGTAGAACATGAATCAGTATTAGGAGGTGAAGATGTCGACGATATCCCGTTCTAAAAAAGATCAAATGATTAGTGAAGCATTAGCAAGAACCCATGACCCTAAAACGTCATGGGAAGCTGCAGAAAAAGTTGACACCAATAAACTAGAGTCATTGGTATTAAGAGTACTAACACACTTTGGTAGTGTAGGTGGTACTAATGATGAATTACTTTCTTATTTATACGATACACAAATATGGAAAGAATACACAGCTATCATGCCAAAAGAAAGTAGCATTACACCAAGATATAAACAGCTAATAAATAAAGGTTTAGTATATCGTGATGGTACTACAAGAAAAGGTAGCATGGGTAGAAGCCAAATAGTAAATTTTATAGTAAAAAAGTAAAAAAAGTCTTGATATAAGAGCCATACAGAGGGGGTAAACACCTCCTCTGGTATGATTACACCCTAGAATATCTACTAAGTCTGTATGTTTTTCATACGTTCAATAAGACGATTTGCTCTATTTGGTACTTGTCTTGCCCACTTAGAGTCCAACATTTGGTTTGCAGCCTCTGTCCAATCACTAGAATCTACAGCTTTTTTCATCTTATGAAAGCGAGATAGCCGAGGTCTGCCCATATTAAACATCATATTGCATAAAATCTTTTGTGCTTCAGCAGGTAACTCTTCAAACTGTGGATAAAGTAGTTTTGTTTCTGCTACACAAGTATATAAATCTGCTTCAAATAATTCAGCAACTCTTTCTTCACCTACTTGTGTGCCAACATCTAGTCCATATTCAGGATCATGCTCACGGATAAGATGACCAACACCTACTGTTGGTAGACCAAGATGATCGAGATAGACTTCATTGACTACTCCTTCATCAGCTTTGATTTCTTCTGTCATTTCATTAAAAGTATCTGTGTTCATTGTAACCTCCTATTTTCTATTACACCACACATAGGACATTTCCATACATTTTTTAAAGCAGTCAGTATCATAGCAATCTTACATCTCTCACATATAGGATTATCCAAAGTAAAATCCTCCCAAGAAACTAAAGAACCATATGACTATGGTTGCTTGTATGTACAAAATCATTTTGTAATCTTTTTATACTTTTCAAAAGTACGGAGTCCACCCAATCCTAGCATACCCATCAGTACAGTCATCAATGATCCCATGTCAAACTCAGGTAATGGTGGCATAGTGACACCAAACATAGCAGTAAAAAATATAACAAAGGGCGCTAAGACAAAGTGCCATGCCAAAGCGATACCACACACCCAACCAATAAAAGGTCTCCATGAAGCCACAAACCAATGACCTGATTGTGCTTCCATCTTGTTGACTTCTATCTGAGATTTAGCAAGTTGTACTGCGTGTTTCTCAGCCATAGTAGCCAAGTCATGTGCCAGTTTATTCTTGGTATCTTTGTCTTCTATGAATTTGCCTATTAGTTTGGTGGCAGGACCAATCAATGCTTGTATCACCATAACCTCATCTGTTTGTTGACGTTAACAAGTTTGCAGTAACAGTCATACTTCTGTGTCTGTTCACCAATCTTGACTGTTTGGTTTGCAAGTCTGTCCTTAAAATAAGTACAGTTGTTTACATTTGATAAATGTAATGTACCTGCAGGATTACCTGCAAGATAACATAATAAAACAAAAGCAGGTTTCACCCTCTCTTCTCCTTATATAACCATGCTAAGAATACGATAAATCCTATGATAGTACAACAAAGTAATACAATACCTATCCACTCAGCAATCTTTCTGCGAAGTTCTTGACGTTCATAGATTTCTTTTTGTCTTTGCTTTCGTATCTGTCCTTCCATGTGCAGTATCTCATTCCAAGAATTAGCACCATAATGAAAGTTTATGAATGATTTAAGTTCTTGTCGTTGTGCTTCTAGTTTTTTTTTAGCAGTAAAAGCCTCGATAGCAGATGTCTTGATATCATCACCCTTAAATAGTTTTTGTAACAGAGATGGATTCTTCGCTTTCTTTTCAGTATTATCTACGTCAGACACAGCACTAAGCCAACGCCCTAAATCTGCACCCATAGATTCTATATCTTTACCGATTGCGAAACCTTTTTTGATTGCTCCGAAAGCCTTAGATGCTGCAGTCAAAGCTAATCCTATAGTAGCTGGATCCACTCTACCTCACTAACAATCCTATTAAAAGGATAATGGTTGTACCTGCTGTGCCAATCATAATATGCTCAATGCGTTTTATACGAAGAATAGTTTCTTTCCATCTTTCTGCACATACAGCTTCATGTGTATCTATTTGTGACTTAACTTCTGTTACTGATGGTCTAGGCATATACTCTAATATTATACCCCACACTATTGTTTTATCTCATAAAAAGTATAACCACTTTTTGTTGTATGATATCCACTTGTATTATTATAAGAAGCATTAGTATTTAAACCAAAAACACCATCACTATTATATGAAAATGCTTGTATCTTATATGTTATTGCGTCTGTGCTTGTGCCAGGATTATCTAAAAAAGCATACAATTCTGAATGATTTCCATAACCCATTGCATTTTCACTTGTATTGTTATAATGAATATTAAGTATACCACCACTTGATGTAACTCCACCTTGAGTTCCAGTAGCACCTTGATTAATTTGTGAATAGCTTCCACTTCCAATTTTTCTATTCATATACATTACACCATATTTATAGGTATTCCATTTTAAACATAAATGAACAAGTATTTTGCTATCAGGAAATGTCCTAGTGAATGACTTTTCTGTTCCACTTATATCTATATTAGAACTTGTACTTAAAGATGTTCTGCCAAAAGTATCTATCTCTGCAAATTCTGTTTTTACTATAGAACCTGCAGAAAAATTATTTGAACTAGAAAAATTTAATTTAGTTAGTGGCATAATATTAAGGTTTCGTTGGAAATTTAAAGTCTTTGTCTTTCATGCTTGTAAATGTTTTAGTTATATCTCTAAGGTCTTGTCTATACTTTTTCATTTCATCTGACATAGTTACATCAGATAAAGCGTAAAAGTCTGTTTCTGCAAGTAAAACATTTCTTGCTGCTCTTAATTCTTTCAAAGGTTCAGCATCATTTAATTCTTTTAACTTTGCTGATACTTTTGTCCAATCTGTACCAAAATCTTTTGGATCAGAACTTAATATTCCACTTCCATTTGAATCTGTGCCAGTTACTTTTTTAAACATTGAATTAAATTCAGCTTCTGATGTAGGTTCACCATACATTGTCCACTCTGTAATCTTTAATTCAGCTAATGCTTCTGATACTGTCGCCATATTTATTCTCCTATGTTAAAACTGATGAAGCTATTTCCATTATTGTAAATGTAGAAAGATTATTATTAATTTGACTATAAACATTACCACTTACTTTTTTATGCTTAACTTGATAAGTTATTGAACTTGTAGTGCTTGGATTATCTAATAAGCAAAGACTTACAGCGTTAGGGTAAGGTCCATATACATACTGAGCGCCGTAAGTACCACCACTACTTAAATCAGTTGAATCTCTAAACACGGTTAAAGCAGCAACACCACTTGAAGCTGCATATAAATTAACACTATACATAACTAAAATTTTATTTGAAGCTGATGATGGTGTAATACTTAAACTTGAGAGTCCATTTGCAACATAACTTGTACTATCAGTTAAAGATTCAGAAGAAGTACTTGTGCCTTTCACTTGCAGTATTCCACCAGCACTTCCAAAAGCTAATTGCCCAACAGCAGTTGTTCCTGAACCAGTTATACTATCAACTGTTAAAGCTGTACCTGCTGTCACATTACCAGTTGGAAACTTTAGTGTGTAAGATTGACCTGCTGAATGAGCAGGTGATTCTAACTTAATGCCATGATTATTATTACTACAATTTAATTGTAGCTGACCACCAGTACCACTTGTTGTTCCATCACCTTTGATAGATAACCCTGCATTAGAAGATGTAGATATAAAATTAGTCTTTGCATTTGTAACTGTGCTATCACTAGGAGTGCCAATATCTAATACATTACCAAGCACTAATATAAAATCTATAACATCAGAAGAAGACAAAGTGCCACTACTAGGTAAGAATGTAATAGTAGAACCTGACACACTAAAAGCAGTTGAAGGTGCTTGTATCACACCATTAAGACTTACAATCATATGATTAGCAGATTCAGGGGTAAATGCCACACCACCATTTAATAAACTATATGAATTAGTACTAGATGTTGTTATTGCATCTAGCTTAACAAAGTTTCCTACTGTTGGTGTTTTTCCTATATATGCCATACTTTACCTATACAGTTGTTATTCTAAATCCATTAAACCAAGTCGCATTACTACCAGTAGCAATATTTAAATTACTTCCATAATTGTGATATGTAGCAACACTTATGTTATCTCCATCTGCTACAGTTATTATTGCAGACGAACCAAAAACTGTTGGATAAGTTCCTGAATTACCTGAACCTACAGCATCTTCATAACCTGCAACATTACTACCATTTTTGTAAATCCATAAAAGATTTCTTTGAGCTCTACCAGAGTAGTATAATCCAACACCAATAAACCATCTTCCTGCAGTTGCTGCAGTAATATTAACTCTATTATTAGATAAATCAGCTATAGAATTTGTATCAATAACTGTAGTTTGCCATGTTACATTAGTTGAAGTAGCAGTAGATATAGTTTGTTGAGCATTTTTTTCTAATCTAAAAACTGGAGTTGATGTTTCTGCACCAGTAACAGTACCAGTAAAGGCAAAGGTATCTGCTAAGTTTATTGATTCTGCTTGTATCTTACTTAATGCCATAT